CGATGCCATCCCCGAGGACGAACCCCAGGGGAGCGCCAGTCGCGCTCGCGGCCGCGTGAGTGCTCCACGTGCTCGGGTCAGTAACTGAAGCCCAACGGCCGGTACGCGAGCACACAGGGCGCTTGTCGATGTGGTTGACCCATCGGGGACGGCTGGTGAGTTCCATGGGCAGGCCTCGTGGGGCCTGCGTCTGCGCGGCGCGGTGATGAGCGACCCGGCATCGGGCCGAGCAAAAGCGCGCGTCGGCGCGCGCCCAGTGTCTGAGCGGAGCCGAGCAGTGTTCGCATGTCCTCACGCCTCCTATTGTAACGGATAAAGCGTTGATATTCTGCGGATTGGAGGGGTAGTTATGGCTGGACGTGGCCCCGCGCCAAAGCCGAAGGGCTCGCGAGCTCGACGGAACAAAGACCCCCAAATCCTGCGTATCATCACGGCACAGCCAGTCAAGCAGCCCTCGCTGCCGGTCATCGAGCAAGTCGTGCTCGACGAGAACGGCAAACCGAGGAAGAAGCGCTTCACGTGGCCGACGATGACGCGCCGCTGGTGGAAGATGTGGGGCGAATCCCCACTCAGTGCGGAGTACACCGAGACTGACTGGTCATTCCTCCTCGACACCGCTTACCTGCATGCCCTGTACTGGAAGGGCGATTTCCGCCAGGCCGCTGAACTCAGGCTGCGTGTCGCGAAGTTCGGTGCAACCCCCGAGGATCGCGCCAGGCTCAGGATTCAGTTCGCGGTGGCCGATAACCTCGAAGACGACGCCGACAGCGCCATTGATGAAGTGGCGCACGTTTCTGCGCGGGCGCGCAGGCGACAGAAGAAGCTGAGGGCGGTGTAACGTGCCCTGGCAACCGATCGACGAGGACGACGAGTTCCCGACGCTCGGCTACGACATCGCGGACTGGATGATGGAGTTCCTCCTCATGCCAGACCGTGACGAGGACAGCGAGGAACACATCCCGTTCGTGCCGACGCAGGAACAGATTGAATTCCTAGCGAGGCTGTACGAGCTGGACCCGGACACGGGCCGTCGAGTCAAGCAGCGCGCGGTGTTGTCGCGTCCGCGTGGGTGGGGCAAGAGCCCGTTTCTCGCAGCGATCTGCTGCGCCGAAGCAATGGGACCTGTGCTGTGCGACGGGTGGGACTCAGATGGCCAGCCGGTCGGTATGCCGTGGTCGACGCGGCGCACACCTATCGTGCAGGTCACGGCAACGACGGACGATCAAACGGCGAACACCTGGGACCCGCTCCTGGAAATGCTGCGCGGCTCTCCGGCCGAATCGGAATACGGTCTCGACCCCATGGATTCCTTCGTGGCGCTGAGGCGCGGCCGCATCGAGAAACGAACGTCGTCAGCGACCTCCGTCAAAGGGGCGAAAGCCGTCATGGCGGTCATGGACCAGACAGAGACGTGGCTACCGTCGAACGGCGGCCCGAAGCTGGCGAAAACGTTGCGCTCGAACGCCGACAAACTCGGGGGCCTCACAATCGAGACCCCCAACGCCTACACGATCGGCGAACGCTCGGTCGCGGAAACGACGGCGCGATTCTACGAACTGATCCAGGCCGGGAAGGTCAAGCCCGAAGCTGCTCGGGGTCTGTACTACGACCATCGTGAGGCCCCGCTGGACACCGACATTTCCGACCGTGAATCGCTCCTCAACGGCCTGCGAATCGCCTACGGAGACTCGGCAGCAGACCCGCGCGGATGCGCCATCCACGAGCCCGAGTGCGAACCCGGATGGGTGGACCTGGAACGCATTGCAGACAGCTTCTGGCACCCGGATAACGATCCCGCGGGGATGTGCTCGGACTTCCTCAACCAAATCACCTCGGCGTCGGACGCATGGCTCACGATGCCCGAGCTGCGAGCCATCGAAGACCACACGAAGCAGATCAGCTCCACCGAGCCGATCACGCTCGGCTTCGACGGCTCCGAAGGCCGGAAGATCGGCATAGCGGATGCCACTGTCCTAATCGGCTACTCGGTGACGCAACGACACCTGTTCAAGGTCGGGATTTGGAGCCAGCCAGACGGCCCCGCAGGCGAGGGGTGGCAGCCGCCCCGCCTCGAAGTGGAACAAACCGTCCGAGAGGCCTTCGAGCGATTCAACGTCGTGGGCTTCTACGCGGACCCGTCGGCGGGATGGGCTCAGGACGTGAAGGGCTGGGAGGCGCGCTACTCGCGCCGCCTGCGCGCCAAGATCAGCGCGTCCGAGCCGATCCGGTACCCACAGCGCAACGTCAGTAAGACCTGCGAGAACTTCGCGCAGCTCTTGTCAGCGATCCATCAAGGCCTCGTCACATACGACGGCGACCCAACGATGACCGCGCACCTGCTCAACGCCCGTAAATCGCCCAGGCAATCGGGCTACGTCCTCGTCAAACCTGCGGACGACCAGGACTACTCGAAGATTGACGCCGCCTGGGGCGCCATGTTCGCCTACACGGCCGGACTCGACGCCGTCGGCAAGGGTGCAGCCAAGCAAACCAGTCGCCGAGCACCGAGGCGGCTCTACTAATCCACCGGGGGAGGAGGCCCCACCTCATGACGAAAACGCCCGAGGAATGGCTCGCCTACCTCACAGCAAAGATGGACAAGGAGCGTCCGCGCACGGACCTCCTGCGCTCCTACACCAACGGGTCATCTCCCCTGCCGGAGATGGGCCCTAACCTCGCGAAGGCGTGGCTGAAGTTCCAGCGGCGTGCGCGCACCAACCCGGGCAAGCTAGTCGTGTCCGCGCTCGTGGATCGTCTCATCCCTAACGGGGTGACGGTCGGAGCCAGTGAGGACAGCCCTGCCGCGCAGGCAGCCGTGCGCATCTGGCGCGACAACCGCCTCAAAGTGGTCTTCTCGGACGCGATCTGGGACGCAGCAACCCTCGGCCACGGATACCTCCTGGTCACCCAGGACGAAGACGGCCGCGCATGCGTCACCTACGAGCGCCCCGAACACATGTACGTCGAACCGGACCCAGTCAAGCCCTGGCGCGCGCTCGCGGCCGTGAAGGTCTGGCGAGACCAGGCGGCCGGCCTCGACCACCTCGTGATGTGGACCCCGGGCCTGCGCCTGGCCTACACGCGCTCGGCTTACGACAAGTCGCGGCAGCTGATCTCTCGGGTGTCCGGGGACTGGCGTCTCGACCTCGGCGGCGTCCAGCCCTTCGAGGGCGCGCCCCCGGTCGTGGTCCTCGAGAACCGTTTCGGGATGGGCGAGTTCGAGCACGTGCTCGACCTCATCGACCGCATCAACTGGCAGACCCTACAGCGCCTGGTCATCATCAGCATGCAGGCCTTCCGACAGCGCGCACTCAAGTCTGCTGAGGGATCGGCGGGTCTGCCGGCCGAGGACGAGTCCGGGAACGCGATCGACTACCAGGCGATCTTCGAACCCTCACCTGCAGCCCTCTGGGAGCTGCCCCCGGGTGTGGAAATCTGGGAGTCCTCCCAGACACAGATCACCGAGATTCTCAACGCGACCAAGGACGACTGGCGCGAATTGGCTGCCGAGACGGCGACGCCCCTCTCGATCATGCTCCCGGACTCCGCCAACCAAAGCGCAGCAGGAGCTGAACAGCCGCAGAAAGCCCTCCTCTCCAAGGCGGGTGACAGGATCGAGCGCTTCAAGCCCGCGCTCGCGTACCTCATCGTCAAGGCACTCGCGGTCGAGGGATACGCGCTAGACGAGGCCGAGACCGTGGAGGTCCTGTTCGTCCCGCCCCACGCGGTCTCCCTCACGGAGAAATACGCGGCCGCCGTCCAGGCACGCAGCGCCGGCGAAGCGCTCGAAACCATCCAGCGCAACATCCTCGGATACTCGCCGGAGCAGATCGCACAGGACAAGCAGCGCAGGGCTGAGGAGCAGCTCGCGTTGGCGTTCGCGCTCCAAGACAAGCCGCAGCCGCAGCTGACAGACGAGGACGCAACCCCGGGTACGGGGGGACCCGGCAGACCTGAAGCTCAGGTTTGATGCCCTCGGCACGGCGATCCGCGCCGGCGTCGCTCCTGAATCAGCGTCGGAGGTCGTCGGCCTCGACGGAATCCGATTCACGGGCGCTGTCCCCGTTGCGCTCCGACTCCCAGAGACACAGTCAGCGACACTCGAGGAGAAGTAACGATGCCGGACATGGACTCGCTCAATCGCCTTACGGGGGCGTATGACAGCCAGGTCCACGCAATCCGACAGCAGATCAGTGCCTTCGGGCAGGCTTACTGGGACTCACTCCCGCATTACAGGGCCAGCGCCGTTGAGGACATGATCGAAGCGATCACCCCTCGAGTTGCCGCAGGCCAGCTCCGTATAGCCGACCTGACGCGCGCATACCTCGCCCAGTGCGCCCGCGAACTCGGCTGGAAGGTCGTCCTCCCACCCATCGACCAGGACGAGATACGCGGCGCTCGCGGTGTAGACCCGCGCGTCGTCTATCGTCGCCCAGCTGTTGACGTGTACACCGCGCTCGCGGCGGGGAAACCTCTGCCGCAGGCTGCGGCTGAGGGGCGGCTGCGGCTCACGCAGTTGATCGGTGGGGACATGCAGCTGGCGAAGGTGCATGCGTCTCGTCAGTCGATGAGGGG